AGCCCTTGGGGTTAAATATGATACTATTACCAGATTAATTAATGGTTTAATATCGTATAAACTTGTTAATAGGTATGGAGAGGGTCGAACCAGATACTTCGTGTTGAACTAAAATAAAAAGGGGGGTCGATAATGACCCCCTTTTTTAATATGGAAAATGTATAAAGAATAAAACACTATAATAATAATAATCAAATATTTTTGAAAATAAATTGAAGTTTATTCATTTTTTTTAATGTTAAGATATATTTATAATAAAAATAAATAAATATGGAAACAAATGATTATGTGATTGGGGTTCAAACCTCTTTATTTGAAGAACTAACTTTTACCCAGGCTATTGTATATAGCATTATCAAACAGGACTGTGAAGAAAATAACGGTGTATGTAGATTGAACAATGACCAGATGGGGCATATTATCCGAAGATGTCCAATGCTGGTAAGTGTAAGTATAACAGCATTAGTTGATAAAAATTTAGTTGAGAGAGATTTAAGAAATAGAGCAAAAAGATTACTTACAATAGTTAAGTAAATAAAATAGGGGGTGTGTTACAAGCACATCCCCCCAATTAAAAAACATTCAATTATGTATAAATATACAGAAAAAAGTCAAAAGTGTCAAGAGGGAGTATTCACTTCTTATGAAATTAAAAGAAAATTTAATATTGATTTTCTAACTGCAAGTTTATATGGGCAGATTAAATATTGGGCAACAAATAAAGAAGGATATTGTTTTGCCAGTAATGAACAATTTGCAGATATATTTGATGTTTCACAAACACAAATAAAAAGAATGATTAGTAATTTAATTGAGGTAGGTTTAATCACTCGTGTAATGGAAAAAAATTATAAAAGAAAACTTTTTATAATTGAGATGAATGAACCAGACCACACAGAGCAACCCCCTACTCACACAGAGCAACCCCCTACTCACACAGGGCTACCCCTAGACCACACAGGGCTACCCCTAGACCACACAGGGCTACCCCTAGACCACACAGGGCTACCCCTAGACCACACAGGGCTACCCCTAGACCACACAGGGCTACATAAAATAGAATCTAAATTAGAAAATAAATTAGAAAATAAATTAGAATCTAATAATATTAACTATAATATGCAAAATTTTGATTTAGTTGAAGATATGGAAGGGGTTGATAATAATACTTCAACTATACCACCTTCGGTGGGGGATGATATTGATTTATATTTAGCATCAATTGAAGAAGAACCATTTGACAACAGGTTCAATAACTTTAAAAATAAACCTTCAACTAAAGAAGAATCTGATTATCCTCAAAGAGATTTTGATTCAAAATTTACAGATGATGAAAAATTAAATGCATTGGACTATGAGTAATGTAAAAAAAATGGAAGAAGCAATAAAAAGTTTATTGGAAGTTATGCTCTTCCAAGAAGATGAGGTTAATATACTGGTAATTAAAACTATGATACAACAATACGGAGAACAATGTAATATCTCATCCCTTCAATTATCAAAACAAATATTTGATGAATTTTTACATAATAAAATTGAAGATAAGTTTCATAAAAAAGTTAAAGAAGAAGAAAAAGTTAAAGAAGAAGTGAAACAAGAAAAACTATTAATGAAACAAGATACCTTCAATTATTATTTTGACAATTTACTATATGGTGGAAATGGGGAAATAAATAAAACATTCTATCATTTTTTGTTTGTAGATGTTTGGCTTCCATTTGTAAATTCACATAAGGTTAAATTTCCCCACAAATATCAACTCAAATAAACTTAAATATAAAAATGGTATTCATATACCACTCAACTAAAAAAGTGTCTTAAAAACAAAATCTAGTGCTTGGTTTCAAACATCCTGGTTTACGTGGGGTTTTAATCTTGAAAATGATTTGAATTTTATTGAATTACCCCCTACAAATTAACCAGGATTAATTATAATATAAAAATCATACCCAAGGTAGGGGAATAAATAAAAGTGTGTTAGAAGTCAAATATGAGCCAAATAATTATTAACAAAACATTAACAATTATAAATTGGATTTTTGTGGGGATATAACTATTTATTATAAAAACAAATATGAAAACAACAAAAAAAGTAATTAAAGAAAAAACCTATAATGGTGTTCCTATGTCACAAATCAAAATTGATTGTGAAACATTTGACATAACAGAATTTGCAGAAAAATACGGTTGGGGTAGTGCAGGAGATATTGCTGAAATTCTTGAAATGAACGGATGTATTAAAAAAACTAATTAGATTTTTGCCACAAATTCTTTTTTTATTTTCCCCCACTTTTTAATTAAGGTGGGGTTTTTTAACAAAATGCATATATTTATAAGAAAATTAAATAATATGAACAAAGAACAAGTATTAGGTGTATTCCGCCACGTGCTTACCTTCATTGGGGGTACACTAATTACAAAAGGGATATTTGACCCTGAATTAGCAAATGAAATAGTTGGCACAGTTGTAACAGTCATTGGAACAGTCTGGTCATTCATTTCAAAGAAAAAAAATTAGAATGAAGATTAAGCAAATTACGTTATTAGGACAAGAGAATTACTTTACAAGAACAGAGGGTGAATGTACGACATACAATTATGAACTAATTTTAGAAAATAATCAAAAACTTTTGATAAAAGATTTGAAAAAACCATTACCTAACTGGGCAAAGAACTCTACAATTGAATATGGGTTAAAAGCCCAATCAGATATAGAGGTAAAATATTTTATCATTAAGAATGAATATGACACACCAAAAGGAGTTCTCTAATCTCCACTTAAAGTAGGGGTGCAATGTCCTGTTGCATCCCTTTTCTTTTTACCTTTTTGACACATTGACCCAATAATCTAACTCTCTTAATTTTATTACTTGATTTAAAACTGGTTTGCTTAATTCAAATAAATCAGATTTATTCAACGTTCTTTTGGTGGGGGTTTTAATCTTTGCTTCCATATCTTTTTTTTATAAAAATAACACTTTTTTTCAATTAAAGCAAGATTTTTATACATTTTTTTTGTTCTTAATCATTTTTTTACAATTTAGCATATATTTATAGATAGAAAAAAGTATAAATAATATGCCAATAATTAAATTAGATAGACACGCTGTTATTGAAATTCAAGATTTAATCAAGGAAGACATTTTAAATGATGGTCAGATAGCAGAAAAGTTCAATGTCAATAGAAGACATATCAACTACATAAGGGCTGGTAAAAGATGGGCTGTATGTTATCTTTGTGAGGAGGAAAGAAATAAACAAATTAAATATAATATCAATGTGCAATTGCAAGAAAACAAAAACGATACAGGAACTCCCTCATATAGAATCACTATCTGATTCAAATGGGATTACCCCTATTGAATGGGATGAGGTTGGAAGATTAATCCAATCCCATAAATTAGAATATAGTCAAGTAGAGTTTTTAACAAACATCTACAATAAAATATTCCAAGCAAATAAACCAGTAACCACTTGTAGAACTTGTGTCAAAAATTTGGTTGGGAAATTATCACAAAAATATAATTCAATACAAAATGGAATTTGAAATTGCCCCAATAGATGTGCCAATAGATGTTGTTCGCCCCAAAGGAAGACCCAAATTACCAGAGGGGACAAAGGCAGAAAGGAAACCTTTGGTGTTGCAAACTGAAATATTAAAAGAAACCATTAGATTATCTTTGGATTTGCATTATTCTCAAAATGAGGTATTCAATTATCTTGTTAAGAAATATGATATAAAAAGAGTTGATGCTTCAAGATATTGGAGAAAGTCTTGGGATTTAATCCAGGATAAATTCAAGCAATCCAAAGATGAATTGGTTAAGAAGCATTTGATAAAATTGTGGAATATACACGATCTTGCCATTGAAAATAGTGATTATACCAATGCAAGAAATGCTTTAAATGATATATCCAAATTAATTGGATTAAATTCCCCAGATAAACTCGATGTAACACACCATGCCATCAAACTTAATTTTGGGCAAATGAATAATACACCCCCAATAGAGGGAGAAAAATAAGAAACAAATATGGATATAACAGTTGAAGGTTTTACCCCACATCACGCACAGCAAGTTATAATTGATAAGATATTAAAGAATAATAATAAAAAATACCACATTTTAAGTTTGGGGAGGCAATTTGGTAAAACAATGTTGGGCATCAACTTAATGTTGAAGTGGGCATTAGAAGACAATAATAGCAATTGTATGTGGGTGTCCCCCATCTTTGCCCAAGCAAGAAAGGTATTTGATGAAATGGTTAATTATTTGGGGGAAACAAATTTAACATCATCAATTAATAAAAGTGATTTATATATTAAATTTATTAATGGTAGCATAATCACATTTAAGTCAGGGGAAAGACCTGATGGATTAAGGGGTTATACTCTTGATTATTTAATAATGGATGAGGCTGCATTTATGAAAGAAGAAGTATGGTCAGAGGTATTAAAACCTGCAACACTTGTTAAAGGTAAAAAGATATTATTCTTATCAACGCCCAAAGGAAAAAACTGGTTTTATAATTTATATCAGTTGGCAATGTTTGATAATCATGATGGTCAGTACGATTGTAGTTATGGAACATCTTTTGATAACCCCTTAATTAATCCAGATGAATTGTGGGAGAGCAAGAAAACATTACCAGAACACGTTTTTAATCAGGAGATATTGGCTCAATTCTTGGATTCGGGAGGGGAAGTGTTTGTAAATATAGATAACTATTGCAAATTACAAGCATTTGCCTCTTTCAATCCTAGCCACAAATATTATGCAGGATTAGATTTGGCAAAACAAAATGATTATACAGTATTAACAATATTAAATCAGAATGGAGAAGTTGTTGAAATATTTAGGACAAATAAAAACACTTATGAAAATATAATAAATGATGTGTTAATAATTGTTAAGAAATATAAACCCCAACTATTGGTGGAAGTCAATGGTGTGGGGGATCCATTATTTGAAAGAATACAAAAATCATATCCAGCAGCAAAGCCATTTATTACAACACAGGATAGCAAGGCAAACATTATAGAAGAATTAATTATATCTTTAAATGAGGGCAAATTAACATTACCCTCTAAAACCTTATTTGAACCCTTGCATAATGAACTTGGAATATTCACATTTACATATTCCCCAAGCACAAGAAAGTTAAGATATGGCGCGCCTGTGGGCTTCCATGATGATTGTGTGATGTCATTGGCGTTTGCAAATCAATCATTTAAGACAAAACTAAATTATGGGCAATATTCAATAAAATGATTAATATGCGTAATAAAAAATAAAAATATGAAAGCAGAGTTAAAAATTGGGGATAACACTTATGAGATAAAAGCCCCCACCATAAAACAATGGATGAAATTCAATAAGGTTGATTCTTTTGGTGATGAAGAAGATAATCTTAACATTTGCGTTAAGTTATTATCAATTATGACAGGGGAAAGTGAAGATTCAATTAGAGAGTGCCCCTATCAGAGTGTATTAGATGTTGGTAATGAGGTATTAAATTTTATTATGTCATTATCAAAGAAGTTTCATAAGTCATTTATATTTGATGGGGTTGAATACAACTTTATAGATATGAACAAAATATCATTTGGTCATTATATGGATATTGACCATTTCTTTTCAAAGAAACCAAATGAACGAAAAAATGAATTAAATATACATTTGGCTCTACTTTATCTACCAAAAACTGATAATGGAAAGTATTTATCAAATAATGTGATGGAAAGAGCAGAGAAATTTAAAGATTTATCCATTGAATATTACTTTGGCGCACTTTTTTTTTTCAAAGTTTTAAAAAATCAATTACGGATAAATTCTCCAAATTATTTGTGGAAAGTGGGGATGGTGAAATATCCGAAGATGACAACGATGATAATCAAAATTTTAGCAGTCATTGGGGTTGGTATGCTGCGCTTGAAAATATGGCAGGGGAAGATATTACAAAGATTCCAATCATAATAGAATATGATTTTTTATTTGTGATGAATCATTTAGCATATATGGCAGATATAAATGATATAAGAAAAAAAGAGCATAATAAAATGATGTCTAAATATAATCAAAATGGGTAATACAGCATTAGGAACTTATAACTTTAAAAAGATAACTGATTTGCTAAAAAATATAGCAAACAAACATAAACAAATTAACTCTTATTCACTTGGGGATTTAAAACAGTTGGGTTACTACACAGAGGAGAGATTAAAACAAAACAACACAACTGACAATTTGGCAGCACATTATCCCCTAATGTATGTTGTCCCAGCCACAGCAACAAGTGATGGCAGACAAACAATATATACTTTCAACATATTGGTGATGGATATATTAAATGTTAAGAATTTTGATGTTGAAACAGATATATGGTCAGATACATTAGATATATGCAAAGATATTGCAGCAGCATTAAAATATAATTTGGATGAGTGTTATGAGAATTGGGATGTTAATTTTCCAATTTCATTTACCCCCTTTTCAGAAAGGTTTGATGATTATTTATCAGGTTGGAATTTAGAAATTAAATTGGTTATACCAGATGCTCTTGATTTATGTGATGCACCATTTGAACCATTTGGACCTTGTATTGAAAACAAATAATAATGAGTGATTTTGATATTATACTGGATAAAAATAATCAAGCAATGGTTGCCATTGGTAATCGCTTTGTTGAAATTATTAAAGCCTCATTAAGACAAGATTACCCCTATGGTATGGGATATTCTAAAAGTAGGGCGTCATTTGGAATGTCAAATAAGATTGCATCAGGCAATTTATATAATTCTATTGCAAGTAATTTTGACCCAGCAACCCAAGTATTAACCATTGAGATGGCTTACTATTGGTTCTGGGTGAATAGGGGTAGAAAACCAAGTGATAAGATGCCCCCTATTGAACCAATACGTAGATGGGCAATTATAAGGGGTTTACCAGAAGGTTCTGAATGGGGGATTGCAAAGAATATACAAAAGTTTGGTTATGCAGGTTCACAGTTTTTTGATACCGTAGCAACAGATAAACTTATAGAAGAGTTTGAAACAGAACTCACAGAAAAGTGGGGGATTGGAATTGATGATTTTTTCAATACTTTCACAATAAATGAAAATCAATAAAAATATAATATGCCAAATCCAATAGCAATATTACAAAAACCCCTTGCAATAACACCAAGCAATACAAATCATATATGGACATTAAGTGCAGCAACATTAGGCACTAATTTTAAATTGGTTATGGACATATATTTTAGTCCAAATAATTTAAACCAAAAGAAAGCAAGATTAATTGCATCACCAAATGAATATAATGTAGCAATGTTTGATGCTGTTGAAATAGTTAGAAACTTTTTAGAAGCAAATCCAAGAGCCCTTATAGCAAGTGCTGACCAATTATATCCATCTGCAAATACAGCATCAATAGTCAATACCATTGTTACCAATGTCAATGCGACAAAATGTCATTCATATAATGCTTACAATCAATTTTATTCAACAAGTATTCCAGATTTATGGCAAATAGAAGAATATGGGGTTAAAGTTGGTTGCACTTATACAAGTGGTAGCACAACTGTAATGGATATTTCAACTGGGGCAACTTGGCAACCAGATGCTGTATTAATATTCCCAGGGGTTGATAATAATTTAATCCCCCAACCAAATTTAACAAATGCCAAATTATATTCTGGATATACTGGTTCAACTAATTTTTATACTGAATTAGGTCAAAATCATTATTATTATGATTTATTTAGACACGTTTATAGTGCAGGAACATTATCAAATGATTGTTCACCAGCAGAGTTTTTAAATGCAGCAGGACCAGAGAAATATCCATTTTCAACATTAAATGCTCTACCAAGTGGGGCAACAGATGGAACTTGTAGAATATACATAGTAAGAACTGATTTTCAGAATCAAGGTTTAAGTTGTGGTGAAATAGCACTCAATGGTAATGCAAGGGGAGTTTGGGGTAAATACACATCATTTAATGGACAAATTGGTTCACAATATTATAAATATTTAGCAGATTGCCAAACAAACACCACATCAGATTTTGAACACGAATTAAAATGGACAAGAAATGGAATATGTTATGATGTTACAAGTGGTGGTACAATAACAAATAATACAAATTATACATTTAGCGGTCCCCCACAAACGGTTGTTGGTGATTGTAGGACAAGAAAACATCATAGGGAATGCCCAATTATTGTATCATTTTTAAATGGAAAGAATGATTTATTTACCAATGATATATATTCAATTGCAATATGGGGGGCAAGTGGTTCAACATATCAATTTAAAGCAGAATCATTAAATAGAAATTCATCATCAATACCAACAGTTAAAGAGGGGGTTGATTCAACATTTAGGATGTTAACATTCTATACCCCCTACAATTATACAAATAGTGGAATCAATGTAATACCCACAGACGTTAGCCGTGTTGCATTTTTTGGAACAAGTTATAGTGCTGATATAGATAACAGATTAAATCCAGCTAGTGCAACCACAGAGATATTAGAATTTATTTTTGAGGGTGCTGATTGTAGGAATGAACCCCAACATTTTTTATTTATGAATGGTAGGGGGATGTGGGATACAATCACATTAGATAAGAAATCACAAAAGACAATCAATGTTCAGAAAGAAACATACTTCCAAGGTCAAGATTTAAGTAGGTCATCATATTCTTCTGCATCTTATAATAGGGGTAAGAGAGTATATGATAGTCAAGCAAGTTATGAGGTATTGGCAACGAGTTGGTATATCACACAAAATGATATGGTTATATATGAGGAATTATTTATGTCCCCTGATGTATATTTAATAAAAGGCACAGATATTATAAATTATGATTGTGCTGAAAATGATGAGTTATTATTCCAGTATTTAATCCCAGTGGTTATGAAAGATAAATCATTTGTGGAATATAATAGAAATTATCAAAAATTATATCAATACCAATTTACATTTGAGTATGGTGGGGGTAAAAGATTTAGGACACAAGGTTAAATAATATAAAATGATAGAGGGTTTACAAATAAGATGTATAGTTGAGGGTGTGCAAAAATATCTGGACACATTTCCTAATGAAACTTTGGAGATGAATATATCATTTGCAGAAATTCAAGATATAACAAAGAAAAACTCAACATATAGTAAGCAATTTAATTTGCCAGGCTCAAAGAAGAACAATGATATATTTAATTACTTCTTTGAATTTTCAAGCACATTTATTGATTTTAACCCCAAACTTAAATTTGAAGCACAGATATTATATAATGGTTATGAGATATTAACTGGATATATAAGATTAAATGTTGTCAATATCAATAAGACAGCAAAAATATATAACATTACATTTTATAATGGGGTAGGTGATTTGGCATCAAATATTAAGGATAAATTCTTATATGATTTGGATTTATCATCATTAAGCCACCCATTTAATAATACTGTTATAGAGAAATCACAATATGACCCCAATCTATATTTCTTATATACAGGAGCAGGGTCAAGACCATCTTATCCATATGAAGATGGTAGAACCTTTTTTGGTTTATATAATTTAGGATATAATTATGATACATCAGCAAATGTAATACCAACAGAAACCCCCTTATTAGAATTTAGACCAAAACCTTTAATATCTGGAAATACATTTAGTTTTTCTGGCACACCAGTGCAATCTCAATATTTAAAAGCAAGTATATCAATAAAAGAATTATATACACAGATTGTTAATCAAGCAGGTTATAATATTCAGAGTTCATTTTTTAACACATCATATTTTGAAAAGTTTTATTTACCATTAAAATTTGGTGAGGGGGTATTTGCAAGTGGGGATAATCAAGTATGTTATAGTTATACCAATTCAAATATTGGGTATTATATACCTGTGCCTGATCCTTCATCAGGGGTAACTTGTAATAATTTTAGTTTATTATCAAACTCAACATCATTTATAATACCTGCTTCTCTAAATGGTAGTTATACATTTAATGTTATTTTAACAGCAGATGTTGTTTATAGTGCTTGTCCAGCAGCGGATTTTACAATAGATTTAATTGCAGATGCAAATGCAAGTCCCCCAATCATCTATAATATGCTCACACAAGAAATGTGTGATGATTTTCCAGGAAATTATCAAAATGTCCAATTTATAGGTTCTGCAACAGTTCAAATAACAGGTTCAACATTTACTTCAATTGAAATAAATTTAGGAAGTTATGGTATTGATGCTTTTAGAGATATATCATTCGAAATTACAAATGCCCCAAGCCAATTTGTTGGGGATTTTGATTATGCTAAACAGTTTCCCCCAAATGATTATAAGCAGATTGATTTTATCACATCAGTAAATAAAATGTTTAATTTTGTTGTTATACCATCACCTGATAGACCAAAGACATTGATTATTGAACCTATAATTGATTACATTGGCAAGGGAGATATTATTGATTGGACTGGAAGGGTTGATTATGATAGCACAATTACTGTTGAACCAACAACAAATTATATCAATGGAACAATATTTTTTAATAATAGATTAGATAAAGATTTTGGCAATCAGCAATTTAATATATCTTCAAATAGATTATTTGGTTCAGAAAATGTAAGATTAAGTCAAGAGTTCAAAGATAATATAACAACAATTGAAGGTATATTTTCATCAGATGTTGATATTACAATACTTGGAACACAAAGAGACCCCAATATTACAATACCAAATATGGCTGCTGTTAAAATCAAAGAGATTAATGGTGAACCCCAAACATTATTTGAACCATTTAAGGTATTGCCAAAAACAATATTTAGGGGATTAATGTACCCAACAGAAAATTATAGTGCAGGGCCAAACAATTTAACATATTATTTAGAGAATATAGAATTTGACAAATACCAATTATTAAATAGATTTACAACTTATCCATTTAATTATAACGAGTTTAGTCATTACACAAATTACAATAGTGAGGACTTCTTTGATTCAAATGAAAGTCTTTTCCCCTATGCTTATGATATAGTTGATGTTTATTATAGTGATTATTTGAATGATTTAATTAGCAATGAGAACAAGATATTAAAATTAAAGATATTTTTAGAACCTTATGAGGTTGCAGGTTTATATTTTAATGAAAAGATATTAATTGAAAACAATTATTATAGGGTAAATAAGATTAACTATAACTTAATTGAACCAGGATTATGTGATGTTGAGTTAGTTAAATTAACAAGAGATTATACCCCTCATCCAGTTCTATACTATAAGTTATCCGGTTGTACAGGGGGGGAAATATATACTAATTCAGATATAAATTATAATTTATTTGCTTATATTGACAGATATGTTAAGGTTTATACTGGTGATACACTTCCCCTAACTTATCTTGGATGTTTTAGTGTTTCACAAACAACATATAATCCTGCTCATAGTTATCAACAAATTTATATTGGTAAAGCAACAGATGTTAATCCATTAGACCCATTTCCAAGTCCAACTGATATTGGGGTAGGGGTTTATGATAACTGTGCTTGTACAGGAACAACTCAATTTATTATACACGTTGACCCAGAGCCAGAAGCACCTTTAATATTAACTTTGGTAGGGGTAGTTACATCAGGTTCAATTGATGTAGCATATACATTAACATCAAATATAACAAAACCTCTTCCTTATACCATTTCATTTGTTAATACATTATCAGCAACAACTGGACCAAATATTGTAATAACAACAGGTATTACAATGAATGCCTCATTTACAACATCAACATTAAATGTAAGTGTTGCTGGTAATTTTAGTGATTTGGCTTTGGTAGGGGCTTATTCAGGGGTTACAATATCTATACCAGGATATTCTGCATTTACAATAACAGATGCAACAACATTTATTGCACCAAGTCCAACCCCAACAAGCACAGTAACTCCTACGATAACTCCTACAAATACTGTAACACCAAGTATAACAACTTCACCAAATGCATCAATCACACCAACCTCAACTATTACCCCTACTCCAACAAATACTGTAACCCCTACCAATACTATAACTCCAACAGAAACTACTACACCAACCACTACACCAACTAATACAATTACCCCCACAAGTAGTGAAACACCAACTCCAACTATAACCCCTACATCAAGTGAAACACCAACTCCAACTATTACCCCCACAAATACAGTAACACCAACAGAAACTACTACACCAACCACTACACCAACAAATACTGTAACCCCTACCAATACTACAACTCCAACTATAACTCCTACAAACACAATTACTCCTACAAATACAGTAACACCTACAAATACAATTACTCCAACTATAACCCCTACATCAAGTGAAACACCAACTCCAACTATAACCCCTACATCAAGTGAAACACCAACTCCAACTATAACTCCTACAAACACAATTACTCCTACAAATACAATAACACCTACTAACACAATTACCCCTACAAATACAATTACTCCTACAAATACAATTACTCCAACTAATACAGTAACACCAACTATAACACCAACAATATTTGTAACACCTCTTCCTTGTGATGTTGAAGCAAATATACAAAGAGAATGTGATGTAACAACATTAGAAACAGCAGACCCAAGTCCAACTCCTACACCAACCCCAACAAGAACTCCAACAGTAACTCCTACAAATACAGTAACTCCTACAAATACAGTAACTCCTACAAACACAGTAACTCCTACAAATACAAATACAGTTACCCCAACTATAACTCCAACACCACCAGCATTATTTGAAATCGAATATGTTGTTGTTGCAGGTGGTGCTGCTGGTGGTACAGGTGTTTCTGGTGGCGGTGGTGCAGGTGGATATAGAAGTTCTGTTTCTGGTGAAACATCTGGGGGTGGAGCAATTGCAGAAGCAAAAATAACAGGTACAACTTCAACAAACTATACTGTTACAGTTGGTGCAGGTGGTAATTCTGTTGGTGGACTTGGTGCAGTAGGTAATAATGGCTCAAATTCTGTCTTTGCAACCATAACATCAACAGGTGGTGGTGGAGGTGGAGGTGGTATTCCTGGTAATGGTGCTGCTGGTGGTTCTGGTGGTGGTGGTAGAGCCGCAGCGGAAACAGGGGGTAGTGGTGGTAGTGGAACTGCAAATCAAGGTTCTAATGGTGGAAATGGTTCAAGCAATAATACTGGTGGAACTCCAACATACCCTGCTGGTGGTGGTGGAGGTGCTGGTGCTTCTGGTCAAAGTAGGAGTAATATTCAATTTACTGGTGGAACTGGTGGAATTGGTGTTGTATCATCAATAACTAATGTTGCTACTTATCGTGCTGGTGGTGGTGGTGGTCATGGTACGTATGCGGCAGGTGGTGGTAATGGTGGTGGACCTGGTGGACTTGGTGGAGGTGGTAGAGGTGGTGATGGTCAAGGTAATGCTTCGGTTGCTGGTACTATAAACACTGGTGGCGGTGGCGGTGGTGGTGATGGTGCTGGTGCTAATGGTGGCTCTGGTATTGTTATAATCAAATATCCAGATACATTTAGTATTACATTAGATGTTGGTTTAACAGGTTCTACAACAACATCAGGTGGATTTAGTGTTACAATATTTTCAGGAGGAACTGGGAATGTTTCATTTGGTGTTGCAAGTCCAACTCCAACACCTACAAATACATCTACAAATACTCCTACCCCTACAAACACACCAACTAATAGTGTAACTCCTACTAATACAGTTACACCAACAAATACTATTACACCTACTAATACAATAACCCCTACATCAAGCATTACTCCAACTAATACTCCTACAAACACAGTAACTCCTACAAACACAATTACTCCAACAAATACAGTAACTCCTACAAACACAATTACTCCAACAAATACAGTAACTCCTACAAACACAATTACTCCAACAAATACAGTAACTCCTACAAATACTATAACGCCAACTAATACGGTTACTCCTACAAATACTATAACCCCTACAAACACAATTACCCCTACAAACACAGTAACTCCTACAAATACTGTAACACCAACAGTAACCCCAAGTTCAACACCAGTAGCATTAAATATACAAGCAGTTGTATTTGCTGGTGCAGGAGGAGGTGGATCATCGCACGGTGGCGGAGGCGGTGGCGGAGGCTTTAAAGATGAAACTATAAGTGGTGCAACTGCAACAAATTATACAGTTACAGTAGGGGCAGGTGGTGCAGGTGGTGCAACTGGTGGATATGCAAAAGGTGTGAATGGTTCAGACTCTGTATTTTCAATCATAACTTCAACAGGTGGTGGAGCAGGTGGTTCTTATAACGGTGGTGCTGGGACATTAAAAGATGGAAATACTGGTGGCTCTGGTGGGGGTGGTGGTGCTGATACTACTGCTGGTACAGGAGGTTCTGGTACAGGAAGTGAAGGTCTTGCTGGTGGTAACTCATCAAGTGATGGCACTGCTGGTTGTGGCGGAGGCGGAGGCGGAGGTGGAAGCCTTGGTGGTAATGGTTCTGGTGGTGTTGGTGGAACTGGTGGAGTAGGTGCAACAGGTTCAATAACAACTATAACAGGCACACTTATTTTCCGTGCTGGTGGTGGAGGTGGTGGTGCTTGGCAAGGCACTGGTGGTGTTGGTACGACTGGTGGTGGAGCAGGTGGTAATGCTGGTAATCCTGGCAACACAATAGGTAAAGGTGGCAACGGAACTGCAAATTTAGGCGGTGGCGGTGGCGGTGGTGCTGATTATCAACCTGGTGGTGGAAATGGTGGTTCAGGTGCTGTTATAATCAAATACCCTGACGCATATACAATTACAGTTGGTGGTGGATTAACTTCAACAGAAACTACATCAGGTGGATTTAAGATAAGAACTTTCACAGCAGGAAGTGATACTGTTTCATTTTCAATATAAATGATATTTATAAATTAAAATAAGATGTCTAATACAAAAGAAATTGCTTTTAAAATATCAATTAGTGCAAAAGATGCGGAGAATAACATCAAGAATGTTACAAGCAATATTGTATTATTAGAAGAAAATTTAAAACAATTAGAAGCCATAGCAAGTGATGCTGATTTAGGTGCAGCACAATTTGAACAATTAGCAACTGAAATAGCAAAGACTATTAAGGCTGAAACTATATTAACTGAAACAAGTAATAAGGCTGGAAACTCTGTTGAAACATTGGGTAATGATGTTAATGAAACTGATGAACAATTTAAGAAATTAGAATTAAGAATAAGGGAAACCAGGGTTGCTTTACAGAAGGCAGAAGAGGCAGGGGATAAACTAACTTTTGATAAGTTAAAGAAAGATTTAGATGAATTAGAAGATAATTTAGAAGCAACCAAATTGAAATCAAAACAATTAGATGATGTTTTGGTTGATTTACCTGGTCCCCTTGGTGGAGTTGGTCAAGCATTAAAAGGATTAGATGCTGGATTTAAATTACTAATTGCAAATCCCATTGTTGCAGTATTAGCAGGAGTGGTAGGGGTATTAGCCTTATTAAAGAAATCATTATCTTCAACGGCAGAAGGTCAAGAAACATTAAATAGAGTACAAGGGGCATTTGGAAAGATATTAGGACCTATATTGGCAACACTTGAAAAAGTTGCTGTCCCCCTATTCAATGGATTGGCATTTGTATTAGAGAAAGTAGCAAAAGGATTTAGTTTTTTTGCAGAAGCACTTGGAATATCATCATCAAAGATAAAAGAGGCATCAATCAATTCAAGTGAAGTATTAAAGAATGCAGCAGAAGCCCAAACAAAAAGAGATCAAGAGGCAAAAAAAGCAGCAGAAGAAAAAGCAAAAGATGCACAAGATAAAGCAAAACAAGAAAAGGATAGATTACAGAAATTAGATGCAGATAGAAAAGCAGCACATGAAAAAGAATTGGCAAGAATTGCAGAAATTAAAAAAGCAAAGCAAGGGGAAATTAATTTAAATGAAAATCTTGAACAATCAGAAACAGAATTAGCAAGGTCAACAGTAGAAGCAGGGGATGATGTTATTGCAAATTTAAAATTAAAAGATGCGCAAAGAGAAGAAGATTTTCAAAGAGAAAAGAAAAGAATTGAAGATTTATTAAAATTAGAAAAAACAGGGTCAGAAGAAGCAATTAATTTACAAATTCAATTAAATAATTTAAACGCAGATAACAATACTAAAAAGATAGAGGGGTTAAATACTGTTAAAGAAGAAGAGCAAAGATTAGGAGATGTATTAGCAGACATTAACAAACAAGTAAATGACCAAAGAGAAGAAGATTCTAAAAAACAAATTGAAGATGCAATAACTTTTGCTGATTTAAAAAGACAAATAGCATTAGATGCAAATCAAGCAGAAATTGATGCTAATGAAGGCAATTTTGATAAACAAAGAGAATTACTTGATGAGAGATATAGTTTAATACAAGCAGATTATGAGGCACGTAGGCAACTTGCAGGAGATGATGAAGCAGCCCAACTTGCACTTGAAACAGAATTTAATGCAAATAAGCAACAATTATCAGATGCAAGAATATTAATTGGTAAAAGAGAGGTTCAAGCAGAGCAAGATACTTATGCACAAATTGGTGATATATTATCCCAAGCATCAGAATTGGCAGGTGCTGAAACAAATGCTGGAAAGTTTTTGGCAATTGCAGCAGCAGGAATACAAACAGGATTGGGGGTATCAAAAGCCCTTGCATCATCACCCCCACCATTAAACTTTGCTTCCGCAGCATTGGTTGCAGCAGCAGGTTTAAAGAATATATTAAAGATACAAAGCACAGAAGTCCCATCAGGCGCACTTAAAAGAGCAGAGGGTGGAATGATATATGGTCCAGGTTCATCAACTTCTGATAGCATACCAGCATATTTATCAAATGGAGAAAGTGTTATTAATGCACGATCAACATCAATATTTAGACCTTTATTATCAGCAATCAATAGTGTTGGTGGGGGAAAACGATTTGCAAGTGGGGGGGTTGTAGGTGAAAGCGCATTATCAACACAAAGTTTAATTAATGAGCAATTCCTTAATTTATCATCACAACAAACAGCCCCAATAAAAACCTATGTTGTTTCAACTGATATGAGTTCAGCACAACAATTTGATAGGGTTCAAAGAGAAAGAAGTACAATCTAAATTTATACAAAATGAATGATATAATAGAATTAATAATTGATGAAAATGATATTGATGCTGGATTGGATGGCATTGCATTGGTTAATAAACCAGCAATAGAAGTTGATTTTCATTTCTTCAATAAAGAAGAATTAAATAATTGCAATCATTATGTTTTATCAGAGGAAGAAACGCCAAAGGTAATTGAAATGTTTGCATCTTATGGTGAAACGCAATCAGATTTAATCAATCAAGGTTTTAAGATTGTTAAGGTAAGAGATATTGGCAAACTTTTATTTGCTGATATAAGTGCTGAACCAAATAAAGATAGTGATATTGCTGATACCCCTACTGTAAGGATTAGATATAAATATGTTGGTCCGAAAGATGAAAAGAATAGAGTATTCTGTGGAGAAATGATGACACTTAATAGGGTTTTTAGAAGAGAAGATATTATTACTATGTCCAATAAGAGTGTAAATGAAATTGGTCCAGATGGTTATGATATATTTGAATGGAGGGGGTCTTATAATTGTAGGCATAGATGGGTTGAATTAACCTATGCAAAAGAGGGTACAATTATTAATAGTGCAAAGGTAACAAGGGGATTGATAACAGAGAAAGGTGTTCCTGGACCTGATACAAGGACAGATGCAACAATTGCAGCAGGTAATACCCCACCAAGAGATGCTTTTGCTGAAATTGGTGAAAGGGGTGGTATTAAAGAATCAAAGAAAGCCCCAAAATCAGATACCCCAAATCCAAATCCAAAGAGAGGAAGTGATATAAATGAGCCAGGTGAAGCCTCTGATACAAGGGGGGTAAAAGTCCCAGAAGCAATAGAAGAATCATTACAGAAGAAGGCAGATGAGTTTAATGAGAAATATAAAGAGAAACTTGGATATGGTGTTAGCATTGCTCAATTAAGAACAGTTTATCAAAGGGGGGTTGGTGCATTTCAAACAAGTCGATCCCCAAAGGTAACATCCCAACAACAATGGGCACAAGCAAGGGTTAATGCTTATTTATATTTGGTTAAGACTGGAAGACCTGAAAACCCAAAATATAATCAAGATAATGATATTCTTCCAAGTAAACATCCAAAAGCATTTTCACAATTTGAAGATACATTATATGAGTTTGAGGAATCAATTACAGATTATCCCCAATATATCAAAGACAATGCAGCAAAGGCATTAAAGTGGTTTAAGGATAATGATAACCCCAATAATTGTATGACCCAAACTGGAAAAATAAGAATGAACCAACTTGCAAAAGGTGAACCCATATCAATTAATACCATAAAGAGAATGAAATCTTTTTTAAGCAGACATAAAGTTGATTTGCAATCATCAAAATCTTATGAAGATGGTTGTGGTTTATTGGCAATTGATGCTTGGGGTGGAATTGAAGCATTAGATTGGGCAACAAAGTATTTAGAGAGAGTGGAAAATGAAGATACAACAAATATGGAAGCCTTTGCCATTGTTGATGAGGAGAAGAAATTATTAGTTGGTCCAGCAATGATACCAAATAAAATGATGGCAAGAAAGGATTTTGCAACAGATAAAATCTATTTTGTTTATTTTTCAGAAGAAACAATTGAAAAGTTGCAAAGAAAATTTATGACAAATAAATTATTGGATGCAGCAAATATTGAACACAAAAATCAATTTATTGAAGATGTTACAGTTGTTGAGAGTTGGATTGTTGAAGATGCCACATTTGATAAGCAAAAAAAATATGGATTTGAAAACCCCGTAGGAACTTGGATGATAATTATGAAGATAAATAATGATGAAATTTGGGATAAAGTTAAGTCAGGGGATTTAAAAGGATTTAGTGTTCAAGGATATTTTGCAGAAAAAAAAGTGCAAATATAGAACAAATAAAATAAACTGTATATTTATATAAAAATAATTATGAGAAACATAATAAAAAAACTTAATCAACTTTTGAGATTAAATTTTAACTCTTATAAAACCGTAGGTGGTGGTGAACTAATTTGTGAGGATGAATTAGAAATTGGTTCTGAAATATATGCTATTACAAGTGATGGTCAATTACCAGCAAGTGATGGTCAATATGAGTTAGAAGATTCAACAATTGTCAAAGTTGAGGATGGTATAATCAAGGACATTTCATACGAAGAAAACAAAATGGAAGAAAACCAAGAAAACGAAGTAAATGCTATTAATGATTTTACAAAAGCATCATTAAAAGATGGTACTATATTAGAATCCCCAACATTTGATGTGGGTGAGAAAGTTGATATAGTTGATTCAGAAGGCAAAAAAACCCCTGCACCTGATGGAGAACACGAAATAATGTTAAAAGATTCAGAAGGTAAAGAGGTAAAAATTAGAATAATCACAGAAGGTGGAATAATTAAAGAAAGGATGAATGTAGAAGAAATGGCTGACTTATCTGTAAATGATGTAGTTGACAATGTTGATTTACAAGATTTTTTTAAATCTATTGGTGGTATTTTAAAAAACATAGAAACTAGAATGGGTGAAATGGAAAAGAAGTTTGAAACTATGAACTCACAAGTTGAACAATTTTCAAAAAGCCCAGCAGGAGAGCCTGTTATCCAACCAAGAAATATTGGCTATGAATTAAACCAATACAAGAAGGATAAATTCGCAGAATTAAGAGCCATTAGAGGTGGTGCTTATAAAAAATAAACATAAACAATAAAATTAATTAAAATGAGTAATAACAAAAAATATGATTTTTCTTTTGATTTAGCAGGTCTTGCAACTTACACAGATGAAGTTGGGGGTCAGTTAATCCGTAGAGCAATCTTGGAAGGCGAGACAGCAAAGATTATTCGTGTGCAACCTGGTGTAAAAGGAACACAAGCAATAAATTTGTTAGACAGCACCCTTTACGTTCAAGACGGTAGTTGTGGATGGACAACATCGGGTGCTACAACCTTTACACAAAGGGACATCACAGTATGTGATTTAAAAGTGAACGAAGCATTATGTCCACGTGACTTGAATGATTATTGGTTAGGACAATTGTTACAACCAGGATCGTATAACGAAACTGTACCATTTGAAGCACAAATTGCTGAATTGAAAACTTCACAAATTTCTCAATATATTGAGAATTTGTTATGGCAAGCATCTTCTGCAACAACTTGTTTCTCTGGATTTAAGCAATTGTTAGCACAAGTAGGTTCAGGTACAACTGGTAATTCTGGTAATATTGTTGTAACTGGTCAAACTGCTTTGACTTCAACAACTGCATTAGCACAAGTTGATAATTTAGTGGTTGAAATACCTGATGATATTGCAGATGCTGACGATTTAGTAATATTTATGTCGCACGCTAATTACCGTAAGTATTTAATCAATTTTAGAACTGCAAATTACTTCCACTTCTCCCCAGACCAATCGTTTGCAGAGATGAGAACTTTCCACCCAGCAACTAACATTTTAGTTCACCCAGTTGGAGGTTTAAATGGTTCTAACTTGATGGTTTTATCAAAAGCATCATATATGTTTATGGGTACTGACTTGCTTTCTGATTCAGAAAGTTTGAGAATGTTCTATTCACAAGATTTTGATGAGGTTAGATTAAGGGCTAACTTTAAGGTAGGGGCACAGGTTGCTTTCCCACAATTTATAATCACTAATGGTTTAGCGTAACCAAATAAATAACAATAATGAGGGGGTGTAAAAGCCCCCTCATATAAATAAAAACATATAATATGAGTTGTACTAATTGTCTTATTACATCTGCAATTTGCAAAGGATGTAGAGATACTGTTGGTGGTTTAAAAAGTGCGTATGTTTTGGCAGGTTCAATCACAGGTATTACATACTCTACGGGTATTATTACTGCTATGAGTGGAACTGGTACTTGGTATGAATATCAGTTAGAGAAAAACACATCAAGTTTTACAGAAGTAATCACACCATCATTAGAAAACGGAACTGTATTCTACCAACAAGAGTTGGTTATGGTGTTTAATAAATTACGTCAATTGGTTCAAAATCAATTGATTAAATTAGCCCAATGTACAGAATTACGAGTTGTTGTTGAATCAAATGAGGGTACATTTTACTTATTAGGTTATGATTTTGGTATGGCATTATCAGCAGGTAGTGCTAGTACTGGTTTAACCTTTGGGGATAGAAATGGATATACTGTAACCTTAACTGGTTTTGAAAAAGACCCAGCACACGCATTTGACACAGCATTGACAAAAGCACAAATTCTTGGTAATTTTGGTGGATACACTGAATGTACATAAGATAAAATAGATTTAAAGGGGGTGAGTTAGTTCTTACCCCCATATTAATTTAATCCATTATGAAGTTTAATAATTATAAAGGTAAAAATAACATAAGGTGGGGTATATTAGGGAAGCAAAAAGTTTATACTGCACAGCCAGTATTACAAGAAAAAAAAGAAACACCCTTATCTTTTGAGCCATTTAACTCAAAGAAAAATGATTTTGTAAGGATTGATTTAGTACCAAGATTTGTTGTTGGTGGGGGTGAACCAGTTTCATCTCCAACACCAAGTGTTACACCAACAAATACTGTAACACCAACTGTAACTCAAAGTGGGGGTGTATCTCCTACTCCAACAAGCACAGAAACTCCAACACCTACAATCACTCCAACAAGTAGTGAAACACCTACTCCAACGATTACCCCTACTAATACAGAAACTCCAACGGTTACTCCAACAAGTAGTGAAACACCTACTCCAACAATTACCCCTACTAATACAGAAACTCCAACGGTTACTCCAACAAGTAGTGAAACACCTACTCCAACGATTACCCCTACAAATACTACAACACCAACAGAAACTACTACACCAACCACTACACCAACAAATACTGTAACCCCAACTAATACTATAACTCCAACAGAAACTACTACACCAACCACTACACCAACAAATACTGTAACCCCTACCAATACTACAACTCCAACAGAAACTACTACGCCAACCACTACTCCAACTAATACAGTAACTCCTACTAACACAACAACTCCAACAGAAACACCTACTCCAACAATTACACCTACAAATACAGTAACTCCTACCAATACTACAACCCCAACTCCAACTATTACACCATCTACATCTAATCCTTTGGATGGGGTGTATTATTATATATCAGATTCAAACTCTGGCTTATGTTATGGTCAACCAGCACAAATATTAGTATATGATGCTGACCAACCATTAGAAGTAGGGGAATATTTATTTCAAGTCCCAGATGGAACAGATAATTGGACAATAGCAGAAATACAAACATTATTATCATCAATAGAAACAACTTTCTTTATTTTAGAAGGTTCAAATGTTTTAGTTATAATAGGGGATGGATTTGGAAATGCTTATGTTGATAGTTCAACAGTTTGTGTTACCCCAACTCCAACAGTTACCCCAACAAATACGGTAACTCCAACAAATACAGAAACTCCTACAATGACACCTACAAGTAGTGAAACACCTACTCCAACGGTAACACCAACAAATACAGAAACTCCTACAATGACACCAACAAGTAGTGAAACACCTACTCCAACGGTAACACCAACAAATACAGAAACTCCTACAATGACACCTACAAGTAGTGAAACACCTACTCCAACGATTACTCCTACTAATACAATTACTCCTACTAATACAATTACACCAACAGTAACTCCAACCCCTCCTCCTGCTTGTGATGTTGAGGCTAATATACAAAGAGAGTGTGATATTCAAACAAGTGAAACATAATAATAAAAATTAAAATTAAAACAAAATGGCAATATTCTTAACGTCAAATAATTATAGTGGGCAAACTGCTGATATAACATTTTATCCCCAAACAGGAGGCACAATTAGTATTGGCACACAAACAATGCCATATACATACACAGGAAATAGTGGCTATTTTTATGGAACATATACCTTTAATTTCACATCATTTGGTGTTGTTTGTTCAGCAACAACTTTACCAACAGAGGTAGAATATCTTGTGGTTGCTGGTGGTGGTGCTGGTGGTGGTGGATATGAAGGTGGTGGTGGAGGTGCTGGTGGTTATTTAACTGCAACTGGTTATACAATAGCATTAGGTACAAGTTACACAGTAACAGTAGGTGGTGGTGGAGCAGGTATATTTAACAATCAAGGTGCAAGCGGTTCAACCTCTGTATTTGCAACTATAACATCAACTGGTGGTGGTGCTGGTGGTTGGGGAGATCAAGATGTTGCTGGTAAAAGTGGAGGCTCTGGTGGTGGTTCTTCCAGAGATGAGGCTGCTGGTTCTGGAAATACGCCATCAACAAGTCCAAGTCAAGGTAATAATGGTGGCATTTCCACAAATAATGGTTCTGCATCAGGCGGTGGAGGTGGTATTGGAAGTGTAGGTGGAAATGCCACATCTGATAATGTAGGTGGTAATGGTGGTACTGGTGCAAGTTTTAAAGGTACATTTTATTCTGGTGGCGGTGGTGGTTCTGCCAATACAGGAACACAAGGTAGCGGTGGTTCAAGTGTAGGTGGTGCTGGTAAACAGACAGGTACAGGTAATCCAGGTAGTACAAATCGTGGCGGTGGCGGTGGCGGTGTTCGTCTTACTGGTGCTGCTGGTGGTAATGGTGGTTCAGGTATAGTAATAATTGTATATCCAGATACAGTAACAGCAACAGTAGGGGTTGGATTAACTTCATCAGAAACAACAGCAGGAGGATTCAAAACAAGAACATTCACAGCTGGAACAGGAACTGTTTCATTTGCTTAAAATTAAATTAAAATAAAAACAAAAAAATATGGCACATTACGCATTTTTAAATGAAAATAATATTGTAACAGAGGTTATAACTGGAAGAAATGAAGGTGAATTAAATATTGATTGGGAAAATTATTATGGTGAAATAAGAAACCAGGTTTGTAAAAGAACATCTTATAACACATCTTGTGGAAATCACAATTATGGGGGTCTTGCTTTTAGAAAGAATTATGCAGGAATTGGATATTATTACGATGAGGAGATTGATGGGTTTATTCCCCCACAACCATTTCCATCTTGGTTATTAAATATTGATACAGGATGTTGGTCATCCCCTGTTCCTTATCCAGAACAAGAGGGTTATTTTACTTGGGATGAAGAAAGTTTATCTTGGGTAGAGAATAGTTTATAAAAAAAAACAATATGTTAATAGTAAGGAGGGCTGATACAAATAATTTAGTTGTTACAATGTCTATGAATAGGACATTAAACAATCCATTTTATTTATTTTCATTTCAACATATTGCTTCAAATGAGTTTGTTAGATTTTATCCAACAGTCTTATCAAGCAATACAAGATATGATTTAATTAGTTTTGTGGAATCAACAACACAGAACCTATCTCTTGTTCCCCCTGCTGTTACTTTTCCTTATTTGGGGCAGTATTACTACTCCATATATGAAATGGCATCTAGTGGCACGACAAACCCCTTAAATGCCTATTCAAAATTGGAATCAGGAAGGGCATGGCTTATCAATGAAAATGATAATGATGAAGATTGTTATTATGATGAATACATAAGTGATAATGAGATTGATGAAAAAGATATATATGTTGATGATTGTGATGCAGCAAGTCCAACACCAACACCATCAATTACGGTAACACCAAGTATTACACCAACCCCTACTATAACTCCATCGCCTTAAACTTTTGCTCAAAACGTAGATATTTATAGATATGATTAAAAATACAATGGATAGAATTGATTTTATGGCAGCGGAAGTTGTGCAATATCAAGAAATCATCAAACAGAAAGAATGGGTATATTGGGGATTTGATAATTATTTCCCAAATCACTTATTAGCATTATATCAAAATAGCCCCATACATCGAGCGTGTAGCAATGCAATTAGTTATGGTGTCAAAGGTAGGGGTATATATAATACTCTTAATGATGAGCAGTTATTGATGGCAAATAGAAGGGAAACAGTATATGAAGTTTACAAGAAATGTGTAATTGACAGAGTTTTATTTGGGGTATTCTCCATAAATGTTATTCTTGATAATGCTGGGAATGTAAGTGAGTTATATCATACAGACGTTTCTAAAATTAGAAGTGGTAAGGTTGATGAATTTAACAATGTTCAAAACTATTTTTTAAGTGCAGAGTGGAAATATCCACAAAAATTTGTGCCAATTGAAATACCTACTTTTGATTTAACAAATAAGGATAAAGCATCTCAATTATATTTTGTTAAAACTTATACCCCTAACTACAATTACTATGGTGTTCCAGATTATTTTGCAGCGGTTGCAACAATTCAATTAGATATTGAAGTTAAAAACTTTCATTTAAACAACATACAGAATAGTTTACTACCATCAATGGCAATATCATTTAACAATGGTATTCCAAGTGATGAGGAAAAGGATATTATATATAGACAACTTGTTGACAAATATACAAGCACAAATAATGCTGGAAAGATATTCTTATTTTTTAGTGATACACCAGAATCAGCCCCTACTATAACTCCAATACCTAACAATGGTAGTGATGATTTTTATACAGGATTATACACAAATATTGAGGAAACAATATTAACAGCACATAGGATTACAAATCCTGCTTTAATTGGTATAAAAACTGCTGGACAGTTGGGGGGTAGAAATGAATTGGAGGAATCATATAATTTATTTCAGAATATTGTGATTAAGCCAGTGCAAGATGAAATACTACAACATTTTAATAAATTGTTATTTTTGAGAGACAAAAAACAATATGATTTAAAAGTGGAGCAAGTTCAAATAATGGATTTAGAAAAACCTGTAATATAATGGCAAGTGTACTTCTTATAAGTGAAACAAAGTTAAAATCCTTTTCAACTATTCATCAGAATGTTGATTCAGCATTATTAGCCCCTATGATTAAAATTGCTCAAGATTTACATTTGCAGAATTTAATTGGGACTAGGTTCATAAATGAATTGTATGAGCAAGTTAGAACAGGGACATTAACACAAGTTAATAAAGAACTTATTGATGAGTGGATTGCACCATATCTTATACACGCAAGTATGTTTGAAGCAACTCCAGAGATTTTTATGCGAATGATGAATAAAACTGTGGTTATTGGGGACACCGAGCAAGGCAAAGCAATCACAATAAAAGAAATGGCTTATTTGAGGGATATATATCAAAGCAGATTCAACTTTTATGCACAAAGATTGCAAGATGAATTGAGAAATCGCCCCAATCTATACCCCTTATATTATGCTTATAGCAGCACAGATGGAATGCCACCAAGAAGGGAAACATATATGGCAGGAATACACTTTCCTCCTGGCAATAGATATCCTCCAAGAAGGGATGTATTTAGAAATTTACCAACTTATAGAGGGGGGGAAAATGATTGTTGTGATTAAAAAATAAAGAAAAATGAATACAGAGAATCTAATGACAATTTTAGGGAGTAATGCAGTGGTTGCTGTATTGACATTTTTATTTTCAAGGAGAAAAGAAAATGCAGAGATTGATACCAATGTCCTTGCAAATTTAGAAAAATCAATTATGGTATATGCAAAAATCATTGATGATTTAAAAAAAGAAATTGGTGAATTGAACATTAAAATCCAAGAACTTGAAGCAAAGATAGACCAGTTGAAAGAAGAAAATCAACAATTGAGAATTAAATTAAATAATTAAAATATGCCCATCCCCAATCCAGGAAAAAAAGAAACAAAAGAAGAATTTATTGCAAGATGTATGTCTGAATTAAAAGACGAATATGAGCAAAATCAAAGAATAGCAATTTGTTTGGGAAAATGGAAAAAATAAAGATGCCAAGAAAATACATAAAAAAAGAGTTTTTAGATTCTCCAAATAAAATAGTTTGTGATTACTGTGAAAAAGAAGTTCCAGAAAATAAAATAAGAAAACAGGCTTGTGATGTGAATATTTGTTTGGATTGCAGAACTTTAAGAAGAGTTTGGTTTAATAAACAAAAAGAAAAACTACCTCATAGAAGACAATTTGTTTACCCCCTACGACCTTATGTTATTAGGATAAATGTGAAAAATGTTGAAAGAGAAGATTTGGATAATTTATATAAAATATTAGGTTACGATCCACATCAGGATATACACCAACAATTTTTAGAAAGACATAATTTATAATTTCATATTTGCTCCCATATTCCCCTGCTTTCCTTAACAAGTTAGTGGGGGTTTTTTCATTCATTAACTTCCATTATGCCACTTAATGTTGGAAATATCATTCATTAACATAACATTAACACATTTGATATATAGATTTTTTATAATTACTACATATTTATAATAAAAAACTATGGAAGATTTTGAAAAGTATGTTGAACTATTATCAGTTCACAAAAATTTAAAGGTGGAACACATCAAGATTTATGCAATGATTGTTGAATCTTGCAAAGAATTTGGGAAATGCAATACAAATAATATGTCATTTGCCAAAGCCCTTGGGGTTAAATATGATACTATTACCAGATTAATTAATGGTTTAATATCGTATAAACTTGTTAATAGGTATGGAGAGGGTCGAACCAGATACTTCGTGTTGAACTAAAATAAAAAGGGGGGTTGATAATGACCCCCTTTTTTAATATGGAAAATGTATAAAGAATAAAACACTATAATAATAATAATCAAATATTTTTGAAAA